AAAGGTTATAGAGGAAATAAAACAGGATCCTTTGAAGAGATAGATGATATAGCTAGTACTTATGAACCAGGTATCATGCCTATGGGCAAAAAGAAAAAAGGAGATCCAGAAGAAGCTGGTGACGTAGAAGCTGCAAAAACAGCTAAATTTGAAGCTTTAGTTGCTAAAGCAGAAGAGAAAGGATGGAGTGATAAGAAAAGAATGAGGAAAGGCGTTGATGGAAAAGCAAAAGACATATTAGATCCACTAAGTAAGAAAGCAGTATTTAAAAAAGGTCAATGGGTTGGAACTAAAGATAAATGGGGAGGAAATTTAAGAAGTGAAGAAACTGGTAAAATCAAAAAACCACATATTTCTATTGAAAAAACTCCAGTAGAAGAAACTAAATCACCACAAGGAAGATTAAATCCTTTTTATAACATGCCTTTGGGAGATAGAATTAAATCCCGTGTACAAGGTAAAGGTCCTAAATCTGATTACTGGGTGGAAGGATTTCAAACTGATCATCGTCCTGGAACTCCTTATCAAACGACACCAGGAAAGCATGGAGATCTTCCTACTGGAAAAACAAAAACAAAAAGAAAAATAAACATAGATTGGTACTAGTGAAAGACGGGGTAAAAAATGTAATTACTAATATCATTGGTTTAATTATATTGGGAATAAATATTTATATGTTCTATTGGGGTGAATTAGAATTAACACCTTTTTTAGTTATATTATGTGTATCTTTATCTTTATTTCTATTTAAAGGATCAAAAACAAAAGAATGGCTATCAAAAGGATTATCAAAAATTATATCCAAGTAGTACTACTAACATTAATATTAGTAGGATGTTCGCCACAAAAAAGATTAAATAGACTAATCACTCGTTATCCTCAACTATCCCAAATGGATACATTGATAGTGAGGGATACAGTGGTGATAGAAACGTATAATCATGACACTATAACTTTATTAGAATTTCACGATACTACTACGGTAATAAATAATGAAAAGGTTATATTAAAATATTTTTACGACACTTTACGAGAAGTTATACACCATGAGGTGGAGTGTTTAGGAGATACTGTATATACTGAAAAATTAGTTACAGTAGAAAAAGCAGTATTTCGTGAATTGTCATGGTGGGATAAATACAAAGAATTTATATACATAGCGCTAGTATTACTGTTGGTGCTAATAGTTTTAAAAAAAATAGGTAAACTAGCATTATAAAAAAATAATATGAGTACAATAGGAACAACTTTAAAAGAACCAAGAGTATTTGCACATGATGCAATATCACTTGATGATCTTACTTATCCTCCAACTCCAGCAGTAACTTTTACAGTTGTTGAAGCAGGAACTGATTATATTGCCGCGACAGTGTACGATACCATGTCACAAGATGTAGGTAGAGAAGCTAATATAAACGTGGTTGCAATAGGCGTAGGTGGATCTGTTACAGCTGTTGATTTAGCAGGTGGTGATGGTGGATATAACTACGCAGTAGGAGATTTAATAACTCTCACAGGCCAAGGCTCGAATAACAATTGCATTGTAGAAGTAGCTACAATTAACAGTACTACCGGAACATGGGCGTTTGGTGATCCCATTACCCCTATGCCTAGAAGCTTTAATACAGTTCCTTATTGGGATGAAAAAACAGCTTATACCTACACTTCAACTATTAGCGCAACACCCAAACAAACACCTGGACCAGGAGCAGCTTTGTACATAGGAGCTGATATGGATATTACTGTTATAAATGAAGCGTGCACTGAAGTGAAATATACAGGTGTAGCATCAGGTAGTTTTTTACCGGTGTCTGTATTGAGTGTTATATCGAAATCAACAGGTGCTGTAGGTGATGATGTATTAGTCTTATTCTAATGTATATAGGTAATAAAAATGTAATTCCTGCAATATCTAATCTACCTGGTCAAGGAAATCCAGGTGCGGGACCGGCACCTCCCACAGGGAGTTTTGTACAATTAGAACCTAACCTTTTCTTAATGGCGTTAGAATCAGCTTTAACTGATAAAGTAGAATTAGAATAAAAATATAAAAATGGCAAATGCAAAAATAAGTGACGGTGCATTCATAGTTACTACAGACATAACTACAATAGATGGATTAGCTGGTTACTCAGGAGCAGTAAATTCAAAAATAAGTGGAACCGATCTGATTAGCAGTTTAGAGGCTAATTTAGATCTTACTACATTTACAACTATAACTGCTGGTCAAGCAGGAGATGCTTTAATGGTAGACTCTACTGGAACTGCTTTAGCTTTTCAAAATCCTGTTACTATAGATTATAGAGGAATAGAAGGAGCAACACTTAAAGTTGATCTTACTGCAGTAACTACTCAAGCCCTTATGGGACACAATAATACTTATACTGTGTGGCCTGGAGGAGCTGGAGTTTTATGTGGACAACCAGTAATAAATTATTATGTAGGAGGAGAAATAGCAGTGAGCGAAATAGGTACATTACCTTCAAGTCAAGATGTAGTTGGTATTGCAAGATATGATGCTGCTGCTAGTAGTAGTGTAGCGGTTATAACAGAAGGATATGCAACTGTTAGGTTTAATCCAGATACATATCAAGCCACAGATTCTATTGCTTTAGATGCAGTTACTACTGGAACAACTAAAACTTTAATTGCAAATACCACCAACTTTACTGATAGTGGTGGTGCTGGAGATTATTCTAATAATGAAAATTATGTAATAACTTTTGATGCTGGAGCTGGTAACACTATTGATCTAGATATAAATGATTTTGATTTAGAAATATCTGGTGGTTTAACACAATACTATGATAGATTAGGAATTCAAACCTCTACAGATAACGTAGCGTGGAGCAATGTGAGTGTAGCATGGATGTATGAATCCGATCTAGTATCAGCACCTTGGGCAGAAAGTAATCCTATAAGTGGTGGAACAACCCCTGGATGGATTTTCCCTGATAATCCGACTACAGCAGGTATAGCTACTCCAGTAACATTAACTATGGGAACACGATATGTGAGATTTTATTTCGTAAGTGATGGAAGTGCCGCTGATCCAGGATGGGACATTGATGTTAGACCTAATGTTCCTTATGTTATTGGTGGGAGTATACCAGTTGCCGAAGGAAGTACAATATATTTAGATACAGCAGATTGGACATCTACTACAATTGATGATACCTCTCAAATAAAAGTAGGTTACTGTGCGTATAGCAACAGTGATGATAACAGTTTATGGATTAGAGTAATCGATAAACAAACATGGTAAATTAAATTTAATTAAATGAAAATTAAAGAAGAACAATTAGAAACAATTAGAAAACAACAAGAAGATGTTAACAATCTTTTAAATAACATTGGATATTTACAAGCTCAACAACACGGTTTATTACATCAATTAGGTGAAATGAACGTTGGAATAGAAAATTTCAAAAATGAAATGGAAAAAGAATATGGAGCTGTAAATATAAATCTAGAAACAGGGGAATATACACCTTTAAAAACTAAAGAAGAACCTGAGATGAAAGTTGTTGAAAATGTCGAATAATATAAGAAAAATTAGTATTGGATCTGATTACAAGAATGATGCTATGCATTATTCAGTTGGTCAAGAAGTTTACGGGGGACATAGGATTTGTAATATTTTACATAATGAAGAAAGTAGTTCATATACAGTTTGGATAAGTAAAAATGAAGAAATTTTACCTTGGAAAAATTTTAATTCAAATATGGCTATTGCAGTAGAATATGACTTAGAATACAATGAATAGTCTATATGATTTTATAATTACCCCCATTGATGGTCGCTACAATAATACAAAAAAGATAGGTGATGAAACTTTAATACTAAATACAAGTATTGAAGATTTTAAAGCAATCAATAAGGAGGGTATAGTATTAAAAACTCCTTTAGCATTTAAATCGTCTATTGAAGTAGGGGATAGAGTGATGGTTCATCATAACATATTTAGGAGATTTTATAATATAAAAGGTAAAGAACAAAATAGTAGATCTTATTTTAAGGAAGACATGTATTTTTGTAGTGTGGATCAACTTTATTTATATAAGAAAAAAGATCAATGGAATGGTTTTTTAGATAGGTGTTTTGTTCAACCTATAAAAGAAAATAATAAATACCGAATTAACCCCACTAAACCTAATATGGGAATTATAAAATATAATAATTCTAAATTAAAAAAATTAGGTATAAAAGTAGGGTCATTAGTTTCTTTTAAAAAAGAAAGAGAATTTGAGTTTGTGATAGATAACGAATTACTCTATTGTATGAAATTAAATGATATAGTTATAGAACATGAATACGAAGGAAACGAAGAAAAATATAATCCTAGCTGGGCAAGTTGCGGTAGATGAATTAATAAAAGTTGCTAAAGAGCCAATTGTAGATAGTGGTGATGATGTATCTGCTGATAGATTAAAAAATGCGGCGGCTACTAAAAAGTTAGCTATTTTTGATGCTTTTGAGATTCTTAACAGAATGGAAGAAGAAGAACAAATTTTAGAAGGTAAACCTATAGAAGATAAACCCAAGAGATCTTATTCTGTATCCCCTGAAAAAAGATCTAAATAATGGTGTATGTTCAAACCTTGTATACTATATTAAAAGATGTAGTAAAACCTAAGATTCTTAAAAAAAAGAATAGACATAAACAATGGGAGTATGGATACAATGATGAGTATGATTTTATTGTAATAAGTAAAACTGGAGAAATTGGAGAAATCATTGAAATACAAAATCTCAAGATTGCTTTACCGGCAGTTAATAAACCGTTCAAACGAAGTGAAAATAAATCAGAACAATACTGGGAAAAACAACCCTACCCAAAAGAATTAAAGAGAATAAAAAGTACTTTTGAGTGGGATGAATATCCAGCAGATTTTAAAGAAAAATGGTTTGATTATATAGATGAAGAATTTAATAGAAGAGAAGAAGGGTTTTGGTATTATAATAATGGTATACCTAATTATATCACTGGTACTCACTACATTTATTTGCAATGGGCAAAAATTGACATTGGATCAGCCGATTATAGAGAAGCGAACAAATTATTTTTCTACTTTTGGGAAGCGTGTAAAGCCGATACGAGGTGTTATGGAATGTGCTATCTTAAAAACAGACGATCAGGATTTTCTTTCATGGCGTCATCAGAACTTGTTAACCAAGCCACCATGTCTAGCGATTCAAGATTTGGTGTATTGTCCAAAACAGGTTGGGATGCTAAAAAAATGTTCACGGATAAAGTTGTACCAATCTCGGTTAACTATCCGTTTTTCTTCAAACCAATCCAGGATGGTATGGATCGTCCTAAAACCGAATTGGCCTATAGAGTACCTGCATCTAAATTAACTAGAAGGAAATTAGATACTAAAGAAAAACTAGAGGAATTAGATGGATTAGATACTACTATAGATTGGAAGAATACTGGAGATAATAGTTATGATGGTGAAAAACTTAAACTATTAGCTCATGATGAAAGTGGTAAGTGGGAGTGACCAGATAACATTAAAAACAACTGGAAAGTAACTAAAACTTGTCTTCGATTAGGT